ACTACTAGACTTTTCGCTAGTCAGGATGCCTATGTTAACAAATACATGGACTCTTATTCTTTTAAATACATACAATTTGCTATCCTTGCTATTCAACTATATGATGGCTCATACATACAAATTGGAAATCCATTTATACTTGCCCCAAAGGAAAGAATAGAAGATAGTATCGGATTCCGCTGGACTAGAGATGGAGGTGGAATGACAAGTGGAAATCTTAATCTTACTTATGAAGCTGACAATATATATGCCACCTATAAAGGACAAGAAATAGATAACTACGAGCTTTCCGTAAATATCAAAGATATTAACAAATACAAAACTTTAATTAAAGGGGTTGACATATTTATTTCTAACACTTTGTTTCCTTATAATACGAATGGCAATATCATTGCTAAAGAAAATCGTTTCTATTTCCGCAATGATAAAGGACGTATGAAAATATCAGATTATTCGTATATAAATGGTAAGTTTGTAATGGGTGTTAGAAACTATCATTACCAGCCATATACAGAAGAAGAGATTTACGAGAAAATCGACAATTTATCATTCTATAAGAGCACCAGTTTCTCTTTTGATGATGTTAAGGATGGTACTTCAAAAAAACTGAAAAGGGTTTTAGGAACAGAAGATAGTTTGCCTATCGCTGACCTTCAACGAGAATCGTATGGTGCAATGTGTGCTATAACATATAACAACAGATTACATCTTGGAAATGTTATGTCTTCCATCACCACACGATGCAATAATGGTAATGGGTATTATTCTCCAGTTGCGCCAAACAAGAGCCTTGTGGAGGATAGTTATCAGTTCTTGTTTAGATACGAACCAAAGGGGCAGTTCAATGGAAACTACATAGATAACTTCGGTACAGACCAAGATGGTAGCAACTGCATAGATAAGATATGTCAAGTTGTTTCCAAAGTATATCTCAAAATAAACAACAAGGATGAAGTTTTTTCTTATTACGATGAACTTCATTACCCTCTACCACCTATTCTTTCTTTCCCTTCAAACAAGGCGAAAGTAATCGATTTACTTATCAGAATCCCAGAGAGAGGGTCTTTCTCTTGTTATAAAAAGTCATTCAGCCTATACGAGAGTGAGACATTTGGTTTTAACTATGCTGTAAATTATTCTAATGGAACATTCTGCCCTATCCAAGCTAACGATGTTACTATGAACTACGAGAGTTGGTCGGTTTCTATATCCCAAGACCCATCGTGGAAGAAAATTTCAGAAGAAGAGTTTAATCAAGAGAAAGCAAACATCAAAGAATCCACTATAAATGGCAGCAGAACACCATCATTGGTCAAGGTGAGTGAAGCAGAGAACCCTCTAGTCTTCCCTGCAAAGAATAGTGTTCAGGTTGGCTCCTCCATCGTTAGTGCAATGGCAGCTAATACCCGACCAATCAGCGAAGGTCAGTTTGGTGATGCACCACTCTACGCTTTTACCGATGAAGGTGTATGGGTATTGATGCTTGGAGAAGAAGGAACCTATATTGCACGACAGCCAGCCAATAGAGATATTTGCTCCAACCCGAAGGGCATTTTGCAGATTGATGATGCCGTTCTGTACCCTACTGAGCGAGGAATTATGATGCAGAGAGGACGAGAATCTGAGAACATTACAGATGCACTGGATGATTATCCTTTCGATTTTCTATCCATTTATTCACATTCAACAAAGGATAAGACCTATCCGAATAAACTCCTTGCTCTAGGTAATATCCCTGAGTCAGATGTGAAGTATGTCCGTTTCCGTAAGTATCTCGAAGAAGCTGGCATGATTTATGACTATTACGATAGCCGTATCATCGTGTTCAATCCGAATTATACTTATGCTTACGTTTACTCTTTGAAAAGCAATATGTGGGGAACCATGCACAATGTATTCAATAAGCGAGTAAACATATATCCTGAGTCATACGCTACAGACAAAGAAGGAAAAATACTTGATGTATACATGAAGGAGCCAACAGAGAATGTTCCTTTCTTCCTTTGCAGTCGACCTTTAACACTTGGGCAAGATGTTTACAAGACTTTGTTCGATTGCATCACAAGAGGATATTTCAGCAGCATTCAGGAAGGGAAATGTGGGACGGTTCTATTCGGAAGTAATGATTTGGTTAATTGGTACTACGTTGGTTCTTATGTTAATATGTATCTCAGAAACCTTGTTGGTTCTCCATACAAATATTTCAGGCTTGCGCTTATGGGCAGCCTTGCCCCAAAAGAATCTATCAGCGCATTATCTATAGATTTTCAACCAAGATTACAAAATAAACTCAGATAATTATGGCAGAATATACATTATCAGATTTCAATCAGGATTTAGCGAGAAAAGGGGCATCTGTAGGCTACATGGATGGCAACAATAAAATTCATATAGCCACAGAAGTAGAATTTTATATAAGCAGAAAGTCAAATTTCATCGGATTTGTTAAATTTGTTAATGAGGTTTATGATTTTCTTTTTGATGGAAGTTTCTATATAGGAGATATAAAGCAATATCTTAAAATCGTATCTTCCACCATCACAAAGACAACTGGAACGAAACTCGTCAGAGAAACTTCTTCCGATGGAACATCAAATGCTCGCCCATTCCCTAGATACGGAATAGCTACCGCATCAGAGACAGGTGGAACAGAGGAAAGCGGCAAAGAAGAGGAAATCTTCTCCATCGCTACCCTACAGCCTAGAGAAGAAGTAGCCGCAAGTTGCTTGCAGGCTATGCTACAGAAGTATGAAAATCCGCTTAATATAGACAACACCAAGATTAAGCAACTTGTAAGCAAGTCTTACTTGTTCGCTCAGGAGTTCATCAATCAGGCAGTTCTGTATCGTGAGAAGGAGACTACATCGGCAACCGTTGAGAACAACAAGTACGCATCAGTTGATTCTGATTCTCTCAGCAGCGACACCGATAAACTGCTCTACAACATAGCTACAGCTATCAACAACTTTATCGCTCAGGATAAGAACCAATATGCCGACCAGCAGAAGAATGGATTGAAGCTGGCTGCTACAGACATCAACGTCAATAGCTTACCTGACAACATCAGCGTTAAGGTCAATGGTTCCGTTACAACCAAGCAGGAGTGCACGTCTAGTGGAACATGAACTTAGATAATATAACTTTTGTCATTCAATACAATAAAGGGTAGCAGTCCGTGATGGATAGCTACCCTTGCTTTATCTTAGCCTTAAACGACTAATCATTTAAAATGGATGCAAAGCGATTCTTGTTCTACCAGCCGTGCGGTTGCTGGCATCCTTAATCTTCTGTTTCTTATCCTCAGCGAGTGCCCAGAACCTATCAGCACCATCAGGATAAACAATCATCAACCATTCATAAAGGCATTGGTTCACGATGTAGTCATGCAAGTAGACGGTCATGGTATGTACACTTGTCTTAGAAAAACCTTGCGGCATCCGCATAGCCAAGTAATAAGCATCCTCATCATTGGTAGGAGAACCAATACACTCTTCCCATTCGTTGGAATCAAAGCCGCCACAGAACATTTCAACCTTAGTAAATCGGAAAAGCATTTCTCTGCAATCCTCTACTGCTGAGTCTAGAATCCTTGCTAACTTATCTCGGTTTCCTTCCTCTGATACATCAAACACATTCTTTAATTGTTTGGCATCTATACCTTTCTGCTTGGAATAAGAGTCAGCAAAAGAAAAAGCAGTATTCTTGATGTCATAAACCAACTCATTCTTTTCCAACTCTATCATCACTTTATATCCTTTATTACAATACCTCATATCCTATCCTCCTATCTTGTTGGTCTTTTACGTGTATAAATGATTGCGTCAATCTTTAGCAGCAAAACGTTTGCCTTAGAGAGATAATCTTCCACCTTATCCTTATAGACTACCGAGCACCATTCTGCTACTATTTTGTTGACTACATAACTAAAAACCGTTGATTCCAAGGTCTTAAATAAACTCTCATTAAAAAGGCTGCTTACTCTCAGACCAAAGACCTCGTTGCTGTCTGATTCACACTTCTGCCATCCAAGAATACTCTCCAAGGCTACGGAAACATCATTAATGGAATCTTCCCAAAAGCCTTCCAGCATTTCTCTATCAGCTTCCGTCACAAACACTTGGTCATACAGACTTTTTCCGTTTTTATCCAAGTTCTTTCCTCCTATGTAGGCAGTAGTCTTTGCCACCTCCTCATAGATGTCACTTTTCGTGATTGTCAATGTGAAATTTGCCATTCTTTATCTTTTTATAGAGTTTATAGCCTAATACGATTAACAGCATGCAGAGTGCTCCAAATGACCATACTGCATACTTCAACTGAAACTGCTCCCACTTGGAGAGTTGTTTTTCTACTGGGTAGGGAACTGGGATGGAGTCTCTTTTCAGGAAAGAATCCACCCTTACTTTGTACACATTCTTGAAGACGGTTTTCTCATGCCATCGGTCGAGAAAACATGTATCTCCCTTCTGTCTGAGGAAGATTGAATCACGCACAAAAACGCTGTCAGAGGTATGCAGCGTATCGTGTTTTACTACGTCCCGACATATAACTTTTTCCATCGGGACGTATTTTGTCTTGCATCCCGACAGAAAAAATGCCACCAGCAAGATGCCAATCACGTAGAGTGCTACTTGCCAAAAATCAGTATCATACCATTTTACTTTCATAGGCTAAACATTAAAGACCTTCTTTGCTCTTGTAAGGAACTTTCGTCTTGATTCCAAGCCGTTGGTTCCACCATTGATTGTCTTGGTAATAGCCAAGAAACTATCACTATCAGCCAGCTTGTTCAGGTCATGTTTCCACCACCACCACATAGCACTCTTCGTTGCTCCTAGCGGAAGCTCCAGCAACTGAGGGTTCTCCATGATGTCACCAGTACAATATTTGCTGTTCTGATAAGCCTGATAGTTGGCTCTGCCAGTAATCTGAATCAAGCCCCTGCCACGATACTTGTAGCCGTCACCATCCTTCAAGTTGCCGAGCATATTCTTCAACTTGCCCACATCATACTTATGGAAGTAGTTTCTGTTGCCGAGTTCCTTGGTGTATCGCAGTTCACCACTCTCATGTGCAATCTGAGCCAAGAAATGAGCCATTCGCTTAGGAGTATCAATATGGAACACCTCAGCATAGCTATTGATGTAAGGCAGAAACGCATCCACCTTATCCTTCGCATTCGGCATAATCGCTAAAATCTGTTCTCTTGTTACCTTCATACTACTTGCCCTCCTTCACTTGTTGTTTCTGCATATTTGCGAGTTCGTTCTTCACCATACTCTCAAAGTTGCCCAACTTAGTCTTAAAATAAACGTTTACCCCGAATATCGCTCCAGAGTAAACCAATGTCTGGCTGACGTACCAAAGCACACCATCCGACACTACATAATTGTTGAGAAAGAATGATAGGAATGTGAGTACAACACCACTCAATAACATTCCTATAGCTGCACCATATTGCAATCCTTCACGTACATTTGGAGTCATATCTTATATTTATATATTATTAATAATATGCAAAGATAAGAAATGATTCCCAATTAGTTACTTTATCCGTTTATTGTGTGCCATATTTTGCTGGTAGGATGCAAGCAGTCAGGGTCTTGCAGATACTCGATAGCCATCAAAACCACCATTTCCTTCAACTCATCAGCATCTTTGCTATATCGCTCCAGCATCACATGATGGTCACTTCTCATCAGGTTCATAGTCACAGCCAAATCATGGATGGTGTAATCAGATATATCATCCTTATGCTTGTCAAAGGCATCCTTTATCTCATCATCCGAGAAGAAAGGAGCCGTATGCTTGTTTCCGTCCGCATCCTCATACCACATCTTGCTGATAGCATCATCGGAAAAGTGCTTGTCAAAATGCTCTTCGCTCAACACACCATACACCATCGCACAAAGATGATGCTCCTCCACATCGCTCAACTTGCATGAGAGATACTTGCCGACTGCCTTAGCTATAGCCAACATCTGTTCAGGAGCCATTTCCTGCTGATACTTTTCTACAAACTCTACGAAATTCATACCTATATAATTTAAAAGTTTATGATGCTGCAAAGATACGAATTTCTTAAACGCAGCACCATAAACTCGTAGATATTTCTGTAGCTATCTGAATATCAGACAAATACAGTTACGATAAAAACACCTCCTTTCTTTATTCGTCCTTAAATTTAGTTCTCTTCTCTCCACCCCTCGTCCAGATGTCGTTTTTCTTGCGTTTCGCCACCTTTCCGATAACGTCATTCTCGTAAAGTTCGGGCTTATTCTCCCTACCTTGGGTCTCTGAAGCAACACCACCATTCGGGTTGCCACCTTGGCTAGCATCAGGTTTCCCATTGCCATACCATTTCTGATTATTCTCCTTGTCTGCTATCATAACTATAAATTATAAACTATAAACTAAGCAGCAAGCGGTGGGTTCTGTCCGTCAGGACTCACCCCCTGACCGCTCATCATCTGCTGCAACATCGCCTGAGCCTTCGGATTGCTCTGTGATGCCTGAGCAACTTGGGCTTGAAGCTGAGGAGAGAATCCTTGTGGAGTCTCACCATTCTTGATAGCTTCCTGATTGGATGCAACCGATTGCAGCAACTCCTCGCCAAATGGGAAGTCACCAACTTGCAGCAACTGCTCCAGCGTGATAGCCTGATTCTGCCACAAGGTCATAAGGAACTCATTCGCCATCTGTCTGTATACTGGAGTAGCCGTACTTTCCGTGATATTGATGTCAAACTCAACGTCTCGTATCTTCTTAGGGTCATAGTGCACAATCTGTCCTGCCCTACCCACAATATTGAAGTTGCGAGCCACGTCATAGTACTGCTGCATGTTCTTCACGGTCTTGTAAGCACCATCAATGATAAACTGGCTGAAAGTCTCCAAAATATCAAGCAGCGACATGGTAGCATTCTGTGTCTGCTGGGCATAAAGCGAACCGCTCGTACCTGATACTCCTGGTTTACCTTGCAAGGCTCCGTTCACTCCCGATATATCCTCAAAGAACTTCAACTGATAGCTGAGCAAATCACCGATACCGATATTCGTAGAGTTGTTCGCTACTTGCTGAGGAACCTGACCGCTCTTGTTTGGCTTGTATCTCACCACACCATTGAACCTACTCCACTCATCGCAGAAATCATCCCAACTCATATCGTCAGGCAAGCAATCCTCAGGACAGAGCAGTACACCCTTGGCACTTGCACGCATAATGAAGTCATACATCGTGATAAGTCGGTTCACGTATCTCTGCTGGTCAATCACATCTTCCACGAAGCTGTGAATCTCGCCATCAATAAACGGATAGAACTTAAAGCAGTATGGATGCTCACCATGAGCATAAGGGGTCTCGCCTTCTCTCAGAATATCACCGAAAGGAGAAAGATAGTAGAAATGCCAGTAATCATCCATAAACCACTCGGCATCAATCAGAGGAATATCCTCTTCCAGCATACCAGCAGCCATACCTCTCCTGATTCTGTCTTTGTTCTCAGCATCTACAATATCAGCCTTATCCTCAATGTCGATTTTGAAATCATCGCCATTGTTGTAGTCGTGGCATCGGTATCTCGGCTTACTCTCCTTGCGCCAAACCTCAATCACTCGGCAGAGCGAAGGGTTGGCAGGATTCATAAAGTCGATGGTCTTAGGGTCGAACTCACCGAATCGCTGGGTGCAGTCTGCAATCACGAAATCTCGGTTAGCCGCCAACCGGTATATCTCCTTCAACTTACGAGCCTCAGCAGGAGACTTGGCAAACTCTCTCAGCACGTTGCCGATGGTAATGTCATGCACCTCACCCAAGCAACTCACGTCCCAACCACGGAAATCCCTCATATTGTTGTCTATGAAGAAATTGTTCGGGTTTACGTAGTCCGTCCAGCAATCCAACCTACCTCTTCGCCATCCATACTTTTTCTTATAGATAGCAGCACCGCTTATCAGGAACTCTTCCATGGTTCGGGCATCCAGTTCCGTCTCTCGGTTCAGTTGTCGGTTACATTGCAGCACCACACTCATGGTCTCACCATATCGCTTCTCATCCTTATCTCTGGCATTGCACGTAGGTTCCTTGCTCTGTGAGCGATATACACCCAGTACATTCTTCACCAATCTACGGATAAGGTTGTTCTTCAATGGTTCGCTACCCTGCTCACGGATATAGTCTTCCTCCTTGATACGCTTTTTAAAGCCACACTTGCTTTTGAACTCAATGGTATCTCCCCACTGGTCCCCATAGCAGTATCGCTTGTTTCTCAGCCTTCGCTTTCGGAAGTTATCCATGTTGTTGTAATATCGCTGAGCCTCCAGCAAGATAGAGAATGCACGCTCGTATGGCTTGTCAAATCGGTTCTTGGATGCCTTCACGCTATCCAGTTCTTCCTTATCAAGCACCCTGCTCAACGATAGCAGTTTGGTTTCTTCTTTCTTCTTCGCCATAGTTTATGATGTTTCTGTAGGTTCAACAATATGTGCCAACTTTCTCGCTACACCGAGGAATCCGCTTGCAGTATCGGTATCGCCAAGGCTGATACAAGTGAGATAGCCAGCCATGTATAAGATGGCATCTTTCAGGACGGAAGGCAGACTGATTTTCTGTTCGGTAGTGATAGATGGAACCTGAACGTAGATGAATGCCAACGTAGCATCCTGCTTTTTACTAGTATATAGTTCGATACTCTTGCCGTTAGCCGTATGCACGATAGCCGCAATCGGTCGCTCAGGATTTCCCCTGACTCCATATTTGCAGTTCTGATACTTGTAGGCATCATCACTCTCTGAAATGATTGTAGCAGGACGGTTCCAGCCTTCTGCCTTCACAGAAAGGATTCTCAGCATATCGGTAGGCAAAACCATCTCACCCACGTAATAGCCGTTGCTATCCGTCCACGTTACAGCATTCGTGCACGCAGTACCTTCCACCATATCTTCAGGAGCATCAGAAAGAATGATTCTTGCTGCATCTACGATTTTACTCTCAATAAGTTCTGCTTGCGAGAGTGTATCAGAATCGTCAGGAGCCAGCAAGCCAGCAGACTCTTGGTTTCTATCCAAGAGCACCTTCACCTCTTTCACTAAATCAGATACAGCATATTCTACCATTACTCCAAACCTTCTAGTTCAACACCCTTTTCCTTAGCAATACACAAGATGTCTTCCTTGGTCTTCATCTTGGAACGACTCACACCAAAAGTCTCAGCCAGATAGTCCTTGGCATCCTCAACGTCTGTCACTACGTGTTTCTTCTTCTCGTCAGCCACCTTCTTCTTTGCCTTGGCAGCAGCCTTCTTCTTGGCTTCCGCAGCTTCCTTCTTCTCGTCAATACTCTCCACCAAGAAGAACTTGTCGTTGAACCAATAATGAGACTCGATAGCCTTCTGTACCTTTGGGTCTCTTGTCATATAGACACTACTGCCCGTGCTCTTACCCTCAAAGTTAATGCGCATCCGCTCGTTACCTACCATAACGCTGAATGCCAAATCAGTACCTGCTTGATATTTATTAAACATGATTATACCTTATTATATATATGTGTTACTAAAAAAGGGATGGGGCTAGTGCCCACACCCCTCACTATTTAATGAATAATTTGCAATTCTGCTTGCTGTTAGACAGTAGCCTTGGTTTCCTCTGTATCAGAAGTGTCATCTGTAGCAGGAACCGCAGCAAGGCGCATACGAGCATGTGCCTTAGGGTACTTCAAGTACAGACAAGCTACCTCCTGAATAACTACAGCATCGGTGTTACGGATGCCAGCCGCCTTCAAGTCGAGAACGTTTCGTGTCCAAGACAAGTGTACTCGCTTAACCAAGAACTCAGGGTCAAGAGCAAAGCCGCAGTCGCTCATACCGAAGATGTCAAACAACTCAGAGTGAATCATCAACACCTCACCGAAGTCAGTCTCCCAACTCTTGAACTTCAAGTCCCAAACCTCAACGGTGTCCTTCAAGCGGAACTTGTCAGAATCAATCTTACTGAATGCGCTCACGAAGTCTGAACCAGCGATAATCACCTTGCGCTTGTTGCCGATACCAGTACCAACAAACAAGTCTTTTGAAATGTCAACCAACTCCAAATCAGTAATCACTCGTTCATTCTTGCCGTAGCCCTTCTTAATATCGTCAGCAGTAGCAACATGACCTACCTCAATATCCTTACCAGCCATCCACCAAATACCCTTGGTAAACCACTGGGCAGAGTTGTTCTTGGTAGTATGCTTGATACAAGCCATATCACCGAAGAGATAAGTACCTTCCATCGCAAGACGCATATCATAGATACTATCCTCCTCGATGTCAGAGAAATCCCAGTCTACTCGCTTAGCAGCAATCTTATTAAAGGTACTCTCCTCAACCTGAATCATGAAGTTCTGGCAGTACTGAATCTCAGAATCAGGAAGGTTGTTGAAACGACCCGTCTGAACGTCCAACTCACCGCAACTCTTCGCCATACGGATAAGTACCTGACCCTTCTTTAAAGCAGGAATGCCGATAGCCTGCTTGTTGACCAACTCGCCATTTACAGCATACACAATAGGATAACCCTCTGTATCTTTACCGCAAACGCAAAGTTCCAAATCAGGAGTAGGAGCATCTGTAATGGTTGAATAAGCAACACCCTTATAGTTTGTAATCGCCTTCACATCTACCACTCGGATGGTATCATCCAGAGTGAACATTTCAGGGTCTTCTACCTTCAATACCATAGATGTACCAGTACTCTTCACGGTCTCCTCCTTGACGGTTGTCTTGATAGGACGTGTACCGATACTCCAATACTCAACTACAAACGAACTAGCAGACTTGGTTGTCGCATAGCGTGAAATCTGGTCAACTGGAGTAGCCATCGGACGAATCTTGGTAATCTTGTCGTTGATGTCGTTCTCATAGAACTCCGTGCCATTCTCGTTATAATGCTCTCGACCCTTGCCCTCAGTAGCAATACCATCATCCTGACGAGCCGCACCGCCATTGCCAGCATCATCGGCAGCAGTAGCACCACCAGCTTCCGCAGCGTGACCACTCTCGGTAGTACCGCCATCAGGCAGAGCCGCCTCAGCCATGATAACCTGACCATTCACTCCAAAAATAACTGCCATGACCATCAGAAAGACGGAAAGCAGCCGATTAAATGTACTTTTCTTCATTGTTATCCTAAATTAATTAAACATTATATATTATCTTTTTACCTTTTCTCATTATCGAATGTGTGTTCTCTTCTCGTTGCCACGCTGCCAGATATTACCCCTACGTGATATTCTACCAACAGCACCAAGGTCAGGCTGATTATCCGTAGGCTTGGTCTCCGCATTAGCGGAATCAAGGTCAGCAGTACCATCGCCCTTCTTTCTCAGTTCAAGGTTCTTGACGTGCTTGCTGTTCTTGCCACGAACTTCACCCTCATGGGCAGCATCAGCCACATCCGTATCATGGTTCTTAGCCTTAATGAAAGCAGTAATCATTTCCTCGGTAAACTTGCCTGTCACCACATTGCGCATTGTCTGAAAGCACTGGTCGATGGCATCGTTCACAGCTTCCTCGCCATACTTCTCTTCCAACTTGTCGAACACCTCATAGCTGGAAGGCATGTTCTTGTCATACTCCTCCTGCAATTTCTTGCCGTTGGCAGCATTCTGCAAGAACTCCGACTGAGCCGATGCAATCTCATCCGCATTATCAGGGTCTGAATAGTAATCAATGGCATCCTCACCATGTGTACGAATCAACTCAGCGTAAGGACTCTTGCCAGCCTTCATTGCTTGAAGGAAGGTAGCCGCCTCAGGGTCACTACCCAGCCAATCGCCCATCGCCTTTTCGTTATCCTTATACCCCTGCAAAGCCTTCTGGTCGGCATCATAATCATCATTGATGGCTCCATACATAGCTTCATCATCCGCATACTCCGTATCAGGATGGCGGGTCTTCAAACGCTCCAAAGCCAAGTCTCTCTTGGTCTTGGTATCTTGCTGTTTTGCAGCACCAGCATTCTGCTCAATATTTGTATTTTCGTCCATATATATATGTGTATATTTATAAATCAATGCCCAAAATTAATGCTTTTTTCCGATTTTCATCTTTTATCCGTTAATTTTGTCTAATCGGATGCGACTAATCCAATACTTTTTTGTATATTTGCAGTGTCAGATATGAAATATAAGGATTCACGATGCTATTTTATAGAGGAACGTGATGCTGATTTATTGAGGGCTTACAAAGAAATTATTAATGTAAGAGACAATATCAGACTCTCAGAGATTGAGGAAAAGCTAGCCCAATCTCCGAGCAGAAGATTTTGGGTTTCAGAAGACCGTGCTTATATAGTCATATTAGACTTACTGAAAGGAAAACCTCTTGATAATATGATACCTACCCGAAAGGAAATGTATCAGGAGATTTTCAGACGATTCCAGATTCATAAGAGTAATGAGCCATATCTGAGCAATATGGATATTATCAAACGTGTATGTGCTGAAAAAGCACCCAGTTTCTATTTGACTCCTCAAAGCATACACGTAATTCTTAGCAGGGTGAGAAAGGAGGAGAAGCAAAGATGCTACGAGAGACGAAAGAGAAGATTGCGCTTTATGCTGGGTACATTATAATAATGTGTATCACTTTTCTAGGATATGATGGCATGGGTCTCTCAGACGATTGTTCTATTCAGAACCGACTAAGCTACCCTTTCTTTCATCAGAACATCTTTCATGCTGCCATCAACCTTTATGTTTTCCATCAATGCTACCGAGCCATCCCTTGTGGCATCGGTCACTTGGTGGCATTCTATCTCATAGCCATCAGCTATCCATTCACCTCATCCGTGCAAATCATCGGTCTCAGCGGATTTATCTATGCTTACATGGGCTTTATCGCCCCATACGTAGAGAATAAGGTAAGATACAATCTCACCATTCTCCTATATATCTGTTTTGGAATCTTCTTCCCTTGCATGGCAGTTGGAGTTCACATCTATTGCTATGTACTTGGTCTGTTGTGGGGTTATCTAAATGCACCGCTATGCCAAGACAAGTAACCGCCAAACTGACTGATGCTGTAGACAAACATGTGCTTGGTATCCTGAAAGAGAACGAGAAACGCATCAAGGAAATCAACACACCCTTCAATCCCATCAAGGGTGAAGGTTGTGGAGATAAGCGGTTCCTGCTCTTCCTTCCAGACTTCCCAATTCAGAAGCAGCAGCTTCCAGTTTCGATGAAGAAGATTCCGCTCGTCAAGATGCTCATCGAGTTTGGTAGCTGCAAGGCGGTAATCGAGGAACTGCACAAGGATATAGACGAGCCGTACAACCTAGAGGAAGAGATTGAGCAACTGGTGGAGCAGTTTACTCGCATCAGGATGAAACACGACCCTTTCTTCTTCTTTGCCACATTCATCTATATCAAACCGAAAGGTGGAGGTCTCCCCTTCCGTTTTGTGCTCAGAAGACCTCAACGAAGATTGCTCAGGTGGCTGGAGGAGCGAAGAAAGAAGAATCGCCCTATCCGTCTCATTCTGCTGAAAGCCCGACAATGGGGAGGTTCTACGGTTATTCAGATGTACTTCCTCTGGCTGCAACTTATGTGGCAGAAGGGTCTCAACTCGCTCATCGTGGCTCAGGTCAAGGACACAGCAGAGACCATCCGAGGTATGTTCGAGGAAGCTCTGAAAAACTTCCCAACCAAGTTCCTCTACGAAATGGGAGAAGCGTTCTCTGAGAACGAACCGAAGTTTGTTGGAGTAGGAACATCAGGTAATGTAAAGAAGGTTCCTCAGCGATTCTGCAAGATTAAGGTTGGTTCCATGGAGCGACCACTATCAGCCAATGGTGAAGACTACAACTTGGTTCACCTTTCCGAGGTTGGTTTGTGGAAAAAGACGGATGGTAAATCTCCTGAGGAGGTGGTGCAGAACGCAACAAATGGTATCTTATACCGACCATACACGATGATTGCCTATGAATCCACCGCCAATGGTACTGGCAACTTCTTCCACAAGGAATGGCTTGCCGCCAAAAAGGGACAATCTCAGTTTGAGCCGTTCTTCGTTCCTTGGTACGAGATATACGATATGTATCATCTTGAATTTGAAAGCAAGAAACAGAAGGTAGAGTTTGCAAAATGGCTATACGAGAACCGCAATAATACCAACACGATGTCCGACCGAGAGGAGCCATGTACCTATCTTTGGAAGTTATGGACACTGGGTGCTCCACTGGAAGCCATCAACTGGTATATTGCCGAGCGTAGGAAGTTCACCGACCATGCCGATATGGCTGCTGGCTACCCTACCGATGATATTGAAGCATTCAAGCATTCAGGAGCCAAGGTATTTGCCGAAGACAAGGTTGACAAGTTCAGAAAAGGATGCCGAGCACCTAAGTTCATCGGTGATGTTTATGGTGATGGCTACAAGGGCAAGAAGTGTATGCAGAATGTCCGATTCTGTGAAGACAAGCAGGGGCAGTTGTGGATATGGAGCAAGCCTGAGACCTTTGATGATTGCAAGGTGATAAACCGCTATCTGGTCGTAGTGGATATTGGTGGACGCAGCAAGAATGCCGACTGGTCTGTTATCTGTGTCTTCGACCGCTATTGGATGATGGAAGGTGGCAAGCCGTATGTGGTAGCCCAATGGTATGGGCATATTGATATGGACTTGCTGGCATGGAAGGCGGCTCAGATAGCCAAATACTACAACGATGCTCTGTTGGTGATTGAATCCAACACCTTGGAGACGAAAGACAAGGAGCACATCTTGGAAGGTGGTGACCAGTCTGAGTTTATCCTGAATCAAATCAAGGACGTATACGACAATCTCTATGCACGCAAGCAGAGTGAATCAGACATCAAGAATAAGGTTCCAGTGAAGTACGGATTCCATACCAATGTAGCAACCAAGCCGATGGTTATCTCAGTATTGGTTCAGACTATCCGTGAACAACTCTATGTAGAGCGAGACGATAGATGCTTAGATGAATATCTCACCTACGAGAAGAACGGAACCGTATACGAGGCAGCAGACGGAAAGCACGATGATTTGCTCATGACCAGAGCCATCGGACTCCACATCTGTTTCAACGAAATGGAAATGCCAAAGATGATTTCCAATCAGGCAAGAGTAATGAGAAGAAAGGTTTCTGTTTCGGCAGCAACCATCATATAGTTTCAAACAAATAATTACGATTATGAAAGTAACAAAAATTTTCAAGCGCATCAAGTGCGAAATCATGTACCGCCAAGCTACGGCTAAGGCAGACTACGCATCTAAGAAGAACAATGGTGAAATCTTCTACGTCCTTCCTACGCAGAAGGGCAACCTCATGATTATGAACCGCCATCTCTTCGAGGCATTCAAGAAGACAAAACTGGTAGACAACGACATGAAGGTCAGAGACCTCTTCAAGGATTGTGTCTATCATACCAACTGCAAGAGTGAGAATGGAAAGCGCAGCCGCAAGCGCAAATTTCTCAGATGGAAGGGCTTAATCTAATTTTTTTCTGCCCTAAATAAACGGATAAAAGATAGGTGGAGAAAATTCTGCCTATCTTTGTCTATTATTAATAATGTATACGTATATGGATATTTATAAGATTGTTAAAGGTAACAGCTTCGACCTTTTCATCAAGCTACAGAAAGCCTACATCAGCAAGAACAAGCAGATGTTGGAAGATATTGACGTAGCTGCCATCAGTAATCTAGAAGTACACCTTACTGATGCCTTTGGAGAGTGTGTAGCAAAAATGCCTTTTGTTCAGAGCGGAACAAATAATAGTGAAGTAGAACCGAGTGACATTTGTGTCAAGTTTCCACCATTTCTAGAGGAAGGACTATATGGAATTACCATTCGTGGCAAGTACAACGGAAATGACATCTGTAGCATCGAGCACCGCCTTTTCCGTATCGTGGAGCGAAATGGCAAGTCTCATATTCCTCTCGGCATCGTAGAGGGTGAAATGGGAGGTATGTACAATGCGAAGTACTGGATAGAACTGAACACAAAAGAAGATGTCATTTTATCTTACTATGGTGCTTTATCTACAACAGACCCTAACAAGGTTAATGTCGAATACTTACAACAATTCTCAGGTGTTCTCTCTGGACAGACAATAACCATCAGTACAACCGAAAATGAAGACATCATCTGGGTAGTATCATCTGTTCCTCTCACATTCATTCAAGGTGGTTTGCCATTGGAAATGCAGCAGAGTAAGATTGGAGAACTATACTATTATCATTCCGATGAATTGATTTCAGGCGATTCCACAATAACGATTATATAACATAAAATAATATAAATATGTCAGAGCAAAGATATAACGGAACAATCGTTTCAGGTCGAAAAGATGGTAAGTTGGCTAATTCCGACAACATCTTCGACAAGGAAAGAGGAAAGATGCAGTCAGACATCAATAAAGAAATGAAGACTCGCACCGACAATTCCTTTAATTCCTTAAAACAAACCGAGCAAAGTGCAGAGGATGGTGGCGAGAATGTTATCACTCTAACCCGTCATGATGGTACGTCCGAGCAAGTTAAGTTTTACAATGGTAGTAAAGGTAGCAAAGGTGATAAAGGAGACAAAGGTGATAAGGGTGACAAAGGTGAAGTTGGTATGCAGGGAAACAGCGGTGTAGCCGATGCGAGCAACAAGACCCTAGTCAATGATGCTATAACTGGTGGAGAGACCGACTTTCTCTCAGCCGAAGTAGGCAAGCTAGGCATCCTAACCTACGATTGCTCAAAAGGTGGAACCATAACCCACGCTACGCTCCAAGATGCCATCAAATCTGTTCCTACAACATTTCAGAAGGTAGGTCTCACTATCACCTACAAATCAGGTAATACCATCTACCGCTATACTTTAAAGGCAAACACATGGTCAGCAGACCCTGCAAACTGGTTTTCTGTAGAAGATAAACTCTGCGACCTATCTTCAAATGCGATTAAATTAAGCATCTCTACAAAAAAGGTAGATACTGGAAATAATCTGTTAGATGTATCAAAAATCGTAGAAGGCGCAGGTATATGGGCTGGTATCAATTCTGACTGCTTTTTTGGAAATAGCAATAAAAATTTCAAGCTATCTCCTTTCATTCGGGTACACAAAGAGGGACTTTGTACGGTAAATACTGCGAGAACACAAAGTGGTCTTAGTTCTTACATAGTTTTTGACGAAAATTTAAAATCTGTCGGAAGAAATGGGCAAGATACAGATATATATACTTACCAAGAAGGAGATGCTTATATCCGTTTTTGCTGGAACGTTGCAGATGCTTCCAATTTATGTGTCTGCATTGGTACGGACTATAAATATGAAGAATATACAGACACACACAAGACAGATGTCAAAATCAAAAATTTATCAACAGCATTGATAAATACACTTAAGCAAGGAGCCATACAAGATGAATCTATCAAAAGTTCTAACTTTGACATGATAGAGTCATTCCTTGTGGATGCAAGATTCTTGCTAAATGAGTCTGTGAACTTTGGTGTAACCTCTGGAAATCTAAAGTTTGGAGAAAGTTCATCATTAACCATCTTTAAGGTAGACAACGATGGTAACTTTGATATGTCATCCAGGTTTGAAGTACCATTTGAATATTCCAATGCTGGATTGTATAGGCTACGTGGAACTACCAATTATTATTTGAATAAGCCAATATCATACGATATGGTTCTGCTACTTGACGGTCACGATTATAGCTTTTCTGTAAATCCATCTAAGTTTAATGAGTTCGTTTATCAAGAGCATAATGGATATATAAAAGACACGGCAGAATCATTCGCTGTCTTGAAAGATGTAAAAAATGGTAAGAAATTATCTTTAAGAAACTCCTATGATACTTTAGGTGTTAACATCAAATATTTGTCCGAAAAAACATTCACAATAACAACATCTAAAACTGGTAATAGATGGACAAGTTTAAATGTCCCTATCATAGGGGCTGGAAAATATATTTATATTGAGGCTGATGTCTATAAGTATGGAAAGGATGGTTCTTTGTTAGATTCCTCTGATATTAATTTATGGGTAACAAATGGCACCAAAGAATATTCATCTGATAATTGTGTGCAAGTTTTAACATCTATACAGAGTGGCTCTCATATAAAATATATATTAGACCCTTCGTACTTTTCTATTTACAAAGGATGGAACATATTTAATGTGTGGATTGAAACAGCTTTTAGTGATGGAGAAACATTAAGAGTTTCAAATTACGAGATTTATTCTGTTGATAAAAAGCAAGATTTTTCCTCTATCTCTGGTGAAAATTCTTTAGAACTTTTCAATTCAATAGATAAAAAGTTTCAAGATTTATCAATGCAGCAAGACAATGAGTACCTTATATCACCGAATGGTAAAAAATTCGAACTAAGTGTTGGAGATGATGGAACATTAAAGGCTATATCTGCGATACCGTCAAAAGGTATATTTATTGGTAATTCATTATTAAAAGGTTTTAATCCTTTGAATCAGAATGTTTTTGGCATGGCAGCAACAAATATAACTGATGATTATTATCACATAATAGACTCCTATATTAAGAATAATCTCAATAATAATTACACGGCTAAAATTAGTGCAAGTTTTACGGAAGATGTTGATAAGTTAGAGCAGATTACAGATGCTTCAAAAATAGAAGAGTATGTAAATGACTTAATGGAGCATATTGATGGTACAGAAGATTTGGTATGTATTCAGCTTGGTGACAATATTCAAAATATAAATCTGTTTAAGTCATGGGGTAATCTTCTGTTGTCTAGTATTAGGAAAAAGTGCATTAATGCTCGCGTGGCATGGATAGGAGTTTGGTATGGTAATGATACGAAATATGAAATTCTTAAAGCAATATGTGTAAATAATGGAGTTCATTTCATTTCATTTGCAGGAATTCCATCATCTGCCACTCAAAACAAAATTGGTGGTGTGTTTTATTCGCCTACCCATGGACCGATAGAGAATGTTACTTCAGTGAATAAAATTTCAGACAATGATGATGGAAGCTATAAAGCTGAGGTGATATTTTCTGTTGATGGCAATATTTATACAGCTACAATTCCAGACATGAAGTCCTATGATTTAGGAGAAGATGGAGTTCTTGGCTATGATAGCAAATACGATGTTATAAAAAATGCAGGTGTTGCCTCACATCCTAATAATGAGGGACACAAACTTATAGCATTAAGATTTATAAGCGAAATGTTTTAATTTGAACTCTAAGTCGATGACTTTGGAAATGAAGAGAAGGGTGAGTCAAAAGATTCACCCTTTTATCAAGCCTGCACCAATCCACCAAGCAAGTAGCAAACCTCCTTCCTATACATATTAACAATACATCTTAAAGAACTTCTCGCACAGACTCCCAATCGTACTTCGGAAGTTCTATTACTCTCCTCATCATAACACATCTTCCCAAGGGATAGGCACACCATTATGGCAGCAGTCGGCATAGAATCGGTTGAAGATAAAACCATCCTTCTGGTCGGTATCATCCACCATATCCTTAATGAACTGGGCTAGCTGCTCCTCATCCTTGATGGAAGACTTGTAGAAGTCTGCCCTCGCCATATTCGCCACATACACATGGTCGTAGCCTATCTTATTCTTCACCTCAATTCCCTGACCAAGCAGAAGGGAATCAACCTTCTCCTTATCCCAAAACGAAATACTTACATCACGCTTGGAGGAAGGGTCATACTTGTACATCAGGCTAACCGCCCACTCACACATCTTCTTGCTGAAATGATAGCCATTGTATCTGAGATAGGAAACCATTCCCTCAGGTTTGAGGTCATACATATCTAATGGCATTCTGCATTTTCCCATATTGCTGAATATTAAAGGGAGTCTGGTTCCGACATAAATGTCGGTGCCAAAACTCCCAAGTTAAACACTAGCGACCGCCACCATTGTAGCCGCCACCACCTCTTTCACCATAGCGGTTCGGGTAGTTCCAATCATCGTTCACGTTGTTGAATCTACGTCTGTTCTCACGCTCTTCACGTTCCTCACGCTCTCTTCTCCAATCGTCACGATAATCAGGCATACGCTCACCCATACGCTCCTGTTTCATCTTTTTCAGACAAGACATAGCCTTGCTGCCAAAACCAAGCATAGACTCGATGTTGTCATACAAATCATCGAATTTATCTTCTGTAATCTCAATCATTACCATAATCTTATGATTTTAAGTGAACAGATAGGAGATTACTTGCTCATGGTCTGCTGGAGCCATCCCATCATCTTGTCAATCTTGCCCTCAATACCTGAAACCTTACCTTCCAGTTTATTGATTTTCTCGGTCTGTTCCTTATCCTTGGCTATCTGGGGGTTGAGTTGCTGTAGCATTCCCTCACAAGATTCTACTACCCTCTTGTTGTAATCTACGCTCTCCAGTATCGCCTTGGATTGTCTCAGCATGGCATCCACCTCGGCACTCATGGCATCCTTGTTGTCGCTAACAACAAGGTTCTTGTCGTTAGCTATCTGTCCGTTTGCTGGCAGTTGCCTAAAATCCACTTCCTCATCACCCAGCTTCACCTTCACGTCCACTACGGTCTCCATAGGCTGAGGAGTAAAGCCGTTGTTAAAGGTAGGGTATTTCGTCTGAGGATTGCTTACTGAAACCACCTGACCGATTCGCAAGTTCGGGTTCTCGCCCTTGTCGAGCACATAGAATAAAGAATTTGTTCTTAAACCTTGAAACATAATGTAATCTCCTATTATCTATTCTTGTTAAACAATACCCGACATCATCTGTAGGGTGTTAGTATCTCTCTCAAACCAAAACTGATAAACACCAGTTCCCTGCACGTCTGCAACCGTCAATGGTGCGCCATTATACTTGGTCACAGCCTGAGTACTTCCGTTGGTCTCGAAAAGGATAGGCAGCGTGCCAGTCGTTCCAGTCGGAATAGCCTGCATCAGGTTCACGAAAATCGTTCCTCTATAGCTGGCATTCAGGAAGGCGTGGTTTTTGAACGAGAAAACAACATTGTTGGTGTTCACCGCCACGCCCGTTGAAGCGATAGCTGCCGAACCATTACGATTCACCCATGTAAATGGTCTTAACCAAAACATAGCAGCCTCCTTTCCTTATTAACCCCAGAATCCTGCATTGTTTGCAGCATTCAGTCCATACAAACCAGCCTGATAAGCCACGCAGTTAGGAACCGCAGTAAATGGGCTGTAAGGAGTGGTCACGGTCTCAGGCAACTTACACTTGATACCAGCCACCTCGTTCTGCAAGCCAGCCAACACCTGATTAATAGGAGCCACAGCCTGACCAACAATCTGAGAAGTCATAGCAGAAGACTTGAAGGTGCTGTTCTCCTCACGCAGAGCATCAATCTTGTTCTGCATTTCTCTCATCTCAGCCTGCTTCTGACCGTCAACGATGGTCTGAGTGCTATCCTTGATAGCGTTGTGCAAGTCGCAAGTCTGTCTCTGAGTCTCGTAAGCCACATTGGAGAAGCCACGCTCCTGACCATTAGCTACATTGTTGATGGCATTCTGCAAAGTACCAGTCTGCTGGCAGATAGCCAAACGGTTCTCGCAGCAGCAGTTTGCAATCTGCTGAGCAATCTGCATATTACCCTGCTGCAAAGCATTGATAGTCTGCATACCGCTCATACCAACCTGATTACCTACACTCTGAACCTGAGAGGTCAAGGCAGAAATGGCACTCTGAATCTGACCTTCGGTGCAGTTCAACTGGGTAGCCAAATTGCTGAGTGCATTGCGGTTGCCACCGATGGCATCCATCAGGAGACCACGACCATAGTCATTGTTAATCTCGTTTGCGAGAACACCACGGCCATTATTGCCGAAACCTCCCCAGCCGTTACCTCCCCAACCCATGAGGAAGAAAAGGAAGATTACCCACATGAACCATCCACCTTCGCCACCGAAACCATTATTACCTTTCATGGCAAGAAGGACATTTGGGTCAACACCCTGCTTCTGGAGCAGAGGCGCAAGAAGACCGAGCATCCCATTATTAGATGTTGAGCCTTCGTTTCCGAATACATACGTTTTACTTTCCATATTATCCTGAAATCTTTTTTTGTTAAACACTAAATTATGATTCTCACTTTGTAACGTTACGAGCACAAAGATACGAATAATATGGATATAGATAGATAAACTCGTAAAAGATTATATAAGTGTGTGATTAGCAAAGATTTACGGTTACAGAAAAGGTCGTAAATATACAGGAGTGGCGATTGGGTCTCTCCTATATATAATTAATGTGTAGCTATTACTAAATATGGATGCCGTACTTACGTGATAGCTTGTGGAAGAAAGCCTTCTTGTTGGCAAAGTATCGGATAAGCGACTTATTCCACTTCTTCTCATGCCCGAACTGGTCGTGGATGCCTTCGGGTATCTTGCCATCGTGAACATACTTCTCGAAGGATGAGATAGACTTGCCCATTTCGTGAGCACACCATCCCTTGTTAGCTTGCGTGTCATTCATCATGGCAGTAAGAAGTGCCACAAGTTCCATATCTCCTTCCGAAAGACCGCAAGGGATAGGTTTGCCCTCTGCTTGGGCAACTGCTGATTCATGTGCCTTATCTGCGAGAGCACGAAGTCCAGCTTCGATGATGCTGTAATTTACTAATTGCGACATAAGCATATATAATTAAAATGAGCGTAATCAGGAACATATCACAATAGTACATCTGATTCGTGATAACGATGGAATCATACATGACGTGAATCACATTGACTCCTGCAATATAGAGAATCGGAATGCGCCACTCTACACACAATCGGTGCAACACCTGACCCTTCCAAAGAGAAATCGGGTAAAGAATGTAAGTGATGAAGTAGAAGAACCATATAGGTTCCTCATTCTCTTCGTACCATAGTGTTATCTCCATTTTGTTGTCATAGAACTGAGATATACCATACCATCTGAAAAGCATGACCAATATAGGCGCATACTTGAAATAAAACAAGTCAGTCTTAATCTTGCTTCGTTCAGGGAGTAACTTAGTTATCTCTCCAATTAACTTCTTGACTCGTAGGTCTTCGTCTTCATCTTTTTTCATAAGCCATTGTTTTTTAAGTTTATATGATTGAAATTCTTTTGCTGATTTAATCAAAAATTCTTAGACGTAGCAAATGTAATAAGAAATTAGGAAATAGCTACATTTATGCACAACTTTAATCGTTAAACTTTATAAATATTTACAGATTGATATATTTGCACAAGAAATAGAGGTAAAAAGTTTCAGATTGAAAGCAATTATCCCCCGAAAGCCTAGCACTTTCAGGGGATAGTCATATATGTATTACTTCTCAGCCTTCGTCTTCTGATTAGCCACAACCACCTTGTTAGCCTTCTCCAGCACGGCAAGAATCTTCTTTCTCAGTTCACGAATCTGTTTCATGTCCTCAGCGTTGTAGGCATCCTTGCCATCATCCAAGAAACCTTTCTTCAACTCGGAAATCTCCTGCTTATCAAGGGAAATCTCGTCAATGGCATCAATGGCAGCCTTGTTGGTATTGTAGTAGCCATCGCTCTCATTTGGGGCATTATCTACAATAGCATCATATCTAGTCTTGAATGAGTTTAACTTTTCAAATAGTTGTTTCAACTTCATATCCTCAAACTCATCCATAGGGGTAGCATGATTATTATAGATGTCCTCAGCATTAAGTTGGTGCGGTCTGTACTCATCACCGCTCTCCTCCGCACGTTCCTTCTTTCTTGCCTCCTTGTAATCTTTTACATCTTTCTCATACAACTTGTAAGTCTTGTATTCCTCAGAGCCATAGAAACGTTCAAGCAGGGAATAATCTCCATCAATCTTAGCTTGTTTCTTCAACTTGCTAATTGTGTTGGAAGCACGGTCGTAGTATTCCTTCTTATCCCAGAACTCATCACCCTGCTTTTTGCTTACTGGTCTATCATCAGGATTGCTGACGAACTTGCTGAATAACGGAATATCAGCCACCTTGATTTCCTTCCGGTCATTGAGTGACTTGGTAAGCAAACCGAGCACCTGACTGCCCATGGTGTAAGCACCACCGAGGTAAGAAGACAATACATGGTCAACCACGGCAGGGTTGTTCAGGTTGTATTTTGGGTCACCGAAAGCATCTATGCTATTCTGCTGCACATCAGGATAGTCGTTTCCGATTGAGTTAACCATCCTTGATATACGAACCAACCAATCAGGAGTGCCCACGTATGCCTTGGTAAAGTTCGGGTCATACTTGTTATACTCTGTCTCCTTGAATAATGGCTTGCCAGTAAAGTCTACATTGAAAGCCAACTCAAAGACTGGGCGAATAGCATTCGGCATCAGACTGACCGCAATATTGCCATCATAGCCAGTAGGGTCAAGCGGAAGCATATCCACTACCTGACCGAGCAAGTCTTCTGCATACTGGCTCCAACTCGCCTCAGCCAACTCGCCACCAATCATCTTGGATGCAATCATATCGCCTATTCCATAGAAAGCACGGAACTCCTGAGCAAGCGGAATCTTTATATACTCATGAGTGAACGGAACCCACATAATAAGGTTGTTTCGTCTATCCCACTTTGTGAACTGCCAGTACTTATCCTTATCATCATCACCGCCCAACAGACTCATCAGGGCAGCGTTAACGATAGGAACCAGCACACCACTCGCCAACCATGATGCAGTAACAGCCGTAAACTTGAAAGGATGATGTTTGACAAGTGCACCCAAGGTCTGCAAACTCTGTACCGCTGGGTTGATGAAGAGATAGAGATTTCTAATCATCTGCCAACCGTATTCGCCAGTACCCTTGCGGTTGAAGTTCAGGGTTACGTCCTTGGCATCATTCACAGCCTCATCAATGGAACGTCCATACTGAATAGAGGTCATGTAAACCGCAAATCGGTTACTATCCTCGATTGCTCTGTTCAGGAACTCGATACCATCCATGATGGTGTGCCCTACCTTTACTGGGTTCGTCTTCCATCTATCCAAATCCTTCAAGTCATTCTTGAATTTCTTCTTCAAGTCTTCCACATCAAGCGAAGAGACAAAGCCAGTCTCGCCACCATTCATCATGAAGTCATAGAACATCTGTTCCTTTGGTGTAGCGTTTCCGTTGTTTACCTTATCTCTCAACTTGCCGTTCTGATAGTCTCTCAGCATGAAACCGAGATTCCAAGAGGTAGCAAGATTCTTTCTGAGCAGATAGTTGTACTTTGCATCCTCACGAATAGCGGTAGATGCCAGCGTCATGGTCAGGTCTCGGAAGTAGTTGGAAGGGATGAATAGAGGTGAAAGACTGGTATAGGCAGCAGCCATCTTTCTGCCCAACCAAGCAGCAGCCCTATCAAGTTTGCCGCTCTGAATCTCTCTTACTCGGTGTGCTCTGGTATTGTTCATCGCCTGAGCCAACTGAGGGTCACCATTCACATAGATAACGTACTCCTCGCCATCCTTCATCACTCTTACCTCATGCTCTCTCTCCTCGCTATGAGTCTGAGGATAGGCTATATTCAGTCCGTCTCTCTTCTGAGTAGCATCGCCAGTCTGCGCCATCTTCTCCATCTTCTTCTCGAAAGCATCAATGGCAGCCTTCACCTGATTGCTATCCATCTGAGAAGTAATCTGAGGTGTAGCAGGAATCCACTCTTCGTTGCCATTATCATCCACACTCTTCACATACCAAGCCTTGCTCAGGGTCAGCAGCGAAGTTGGATGATTCTGAGCCAAGAGCATCAGGTGTTGTTTCACCCAGTTCTTGTTGTTCAGCAGGATTCCACTCTCTGCCATATTCTCGATGTATGCGATAGGGTCATCAGCGATAGAGGTTCGTCCGTTTGCCTTCTTCAAGGTCTGATTGAACGCACCCTTGCCACCACCAATATAGTCCCATACTTGGTCGGCAGTAGTGCCATCCCAGCCACGGAGAGGAATGTAATGGCTATACATATCTCGCACATACTGATATGTATCTTTGCTCATCATGCCAGCCTTATAGCCATCACGGAGAATCTTCTTGGTAGCCGCATTCGTTGCATCCCAGAGGTTGTGAGTCTCGGTTACATACTTATCCTCAATATCCTTTACCAGTTTGTAGGCAGTTTCCTCAAAGTCTGAGCCACCGAAGAGAGCCGACAATCCTGAGTAATCGTAGGCAATACCATTCTTGTCGTAGCGATAGTCCATATAGGAAGGAGAGTATTTCGTTCTGAGAGCATTATCTCTCTGTCTCCAAGTAGTGAAATCCACTCTACCAAACTCCAAATCGCTGTCATTGGTAATGCGGTTCATATCGCCCTTGTAAGCCCTGTATGCCGCACTTCTCTGAGCCACGTCCTCAAAGTCAGCATCCAGTGACTTCTTGAAAGCCATCTGAGCATCACGCTCCAAACCATGCTTAGCCATCATGTAGATACGGACATTATCATAGCTATCGCCCAGTACCTTCCTCATCTGATGATAAGCCTTTCTCAATGGCTGCAAGAACTCATTGTTGTACTCCTCAAACTCGTTCTTTCCCTTGCCATGACTGCGGTTCTCGGCAGTATAGGCATCCTCAGCCATGTTCAGGCGGTCAACACCCACTTCCTTCATGATAGCTTCCTGAGCCTTGCGGATAGCCAGCATACTATCTTGGAAGGCGATACGTTTGAGCACAGACCCCTTCTGCAACTCTCGGTTGAACTCTCCAAGGGCAGTATCATCACTCAGAAGATGCTGTTCGTAGGTTGGAGCAGTCTTCCACAGAGCCATCTGTTTGCGGTACTCGTCCACTCTCCTCAGGAAGTCAACGGCACTCTCACCAACGTTACGTTGTGGGATGGTTGGTCGCTGGGCATCCTTTGGCAGATTATTATCCTTCTTCCACTGGTTCAAGTCATGCTCAAACTTGTCGTAGCGCAAGGAGAATCGGGTATTCCCCACGATATTGGCATTATTCTCATCGAATATCACATAGTTGTAATCGCCTTCCTTAGCACCGCCATGAATCATACCAGCAGGGTACTTGATACCGACAAATCCTATTTCACTCAAAGCCCTTGACGCTAATTTTGCACCACGCAAAGGTCTTTCACGGTCGAAGAAGTCTTCCAAAGCATGATAAAGTTCTTCACCTTTTAATGTAGGAAGTTTCTGCATGCCGTTCTCAGGAGAATCTAGTTTCATTTGGATGATACGCTCAATCCTATCTTTATCATAATTCGCTCCACCATCTTTGAAATACTCATTTTCATTGAATCCATGATGGGTAATTTCCCAAAGTCTGTACCATTTTTCCAATGGAAAGTTTTGAGATTCATTCCATCCAAGATAGTTTTCACCATTATCATCTGGTATATCCACGTCATAGAGATAAGCTTCATTACTTGCCTCTGCTATCTCATTATTGTTCTTTTGCAAAATAGCAGACAACTCTTTCAATGTCTCATCATCAGGGAACATTTCCAAAGCAGATTTCAAGTCTTGTCTAGCGTTTTCTAAGCCCTTATCTACATCTTGGTTTTTATTGATATAATTGCTAAGCATTTGTCCAGCATCGGCAGACATATCAATCTTATAATCAAATCCAAACTTTCCCTTTCTATCTTTTGCACGTTGTGCATAATTATCACCTATTTTCTTAGAGTTTGTAACATACACACCATGCCCGAAGGTCTCACTACCTTCACCTTCCAAGGCATGAGACAAATTGAACTTGTCAAAGCTAGCACCGCTACCATGATAGGTACGGATGCTAAACTTAGGGTCAGAGCCAGTAAGCAGAGGAGCAATCACATGCTCGGTCAACTGGGTAGGGATTCCGTTGCCGATGATGGTATGGCTCAGATTCTCTGAGAATGGCATCTTGTAATCATCGCTCACTCCTGATACTCTAGCGAGCACTCTGCCCATGGCACGATATACCTTGCCATCAGGCATCACAATCACATCACCGCTCTTGGTTCTGAGTGTTGGCAGGAGTTCATCAGCGAAGGCATGAGGAACCTTTCCGTCAGCATAGGCACTACCCATAACATATAATGGCTTGTCTATGTTGCGCCAGTCAATGCCATCAGCCTTCAAGCGAATATCCATCCAAGGAGCCACACCATTCTTCTTCTCGGTCAGGGTAGGGATAATATCAGCCACAGCTTCATACCATCCGCTCTTGCGTGCCATCTTCTTTGGCTTTTCAGGGAGTTTGCCATCACGAACCGCACGAACAATCAATCTCTCTCGGTTGGTATAGCCGCCATAGTCAGCAGCGTTATACACATCTGCATCCCAAGTATAGCCGTTGGCATCAAGCGCATCCGTGATAATCTTCATCGCATCTGAATCCTTATAGCCCTTCACATTCTCAATGGTCACCACCTTTGGCTTCACAGAATTGATGAACTCGGCAGTACTAGCAGCAGTCTCCTTGTCAAGTTCCACCTCAGCGTGATTACTCTTCGCCTGAGAGTAGTTCTTGCAGACTGGGCTTGCATGGAAATACTCCACCTCGCCATCTATCTGCTTCACCAACTCCTTAGGGTCAACATCACGAACATCAGCAGTAACGATGTGCTGCCCGAAGTTATTGCGATATACACCGCTTATCTTCTCGTCATACTCAACTGCCACCACAGGGTCGATGATACCCTTCAAGCCTTCCTCAACAAGACCGCCACCACTAAAGTAGGTTCCAGCCTTAATGAGAGTGCCATCAAGGTTCTTCAAAGAAAACTTAGGGTCACGCTCAATAGCTTCAGCAATATGTATAGCCTTCTTGTTGGCTTGTTTCCACCCCTCAGGTTTCGCCATCATTGATTTCAGAGAGAAACGGATATTGTCGCTGCTATTGATAGCTTCATTGAAGGCACGCTTGCGGTCTGCATCGCTCTTTTCGTCATACTCAAAGATTGATACACCAGCATTCTTCAATGCCTCCTTCACCTCTTTCTTGGTAGTAGTAGGAACAACAGCAGCAGAGAACTCATCAAATCTAACTGGACGTTCAAACTTAGTCTCAAAGTACATGGCAGGATGCTCTTCCTTGATAGCCTTAACCATTTCCTTCAAACGTTTTGTGTCCTCATCTGAGAAGTCCACATTATACTCCTTCTTCAAGTATGCTTGTGGGTCGCTGGTCATTGCAGCCTCAGAGAGTCTTTCCATGCCATAACTATCAAAAGCACTTGTGGAATCTGGTTGGCATTTATTACCAAGTTCAAAGAAAACATTAGACCACTTATCTCTGAATTTATCAAATTTCTCTCGGTCAGAAGTCAACAAACCTTTCTTGGAGCGAATATCCTTCAATGTTCCATAAGAAGGCATCAGTCTTGCTGCAAAGTTTTGGAAAGATACAGCCGCACCAGTTGCACCATTTCGTCCTTGCTTCTTCATCAACTTTGAAACATTCTCCAAGGTGTTTGGCACATATCTACGATTGCCGCTAGGAGTAAAGCCATCAAAGATTACCTCCTTAATGCCATATTCCTTTTCCTTACCTTCCAGCCAAGTATTGAACTCATCTGTCAGGTTGTTGGTCTTAATGTAGTTTTCAACCTCATTAAGCGTAGCATCCGTGTCAACACCAGTCTTACGATGGTCATACTCTACATCACGGACGAAAGACTGCACACCCTTGTAGTTGAAACCATATTCATCATATAGTTCAACATTCTCCTTGGCAATGGCATATCTCATTCCTCCCTTAGTGCCAGCATCAACGATAGCCTTGTTTCTTTCCAGCCAAGCCTTGGTCTTCTCCTCATACAAAGCCTTATCGCCATCAAACTTTGCTTCAATGTACATATCCAAGACCTTCTGGGCATCAGCCTTGCCGATACCATAGATATTGAAGTCTCCAGCAGTAATAAACTTCAACTCGTTATAAGCCTCATCACTAAACTTAGGCTGAATCTTCTTCGGTTCAGGAGCCACACCTTTTTCGTGAAGGAACATATAAGCCATAGCAGAGTTCGCTTCTCCACCATCCAGCCATCTGTCAAGCCCTCTTCTTACCTCGCTATACATATCGCTAGGAACAGAACTAACATCTTTAGAAGCTTTTTCTGCCCCCTTATTGCTCATCTGTCTCTCTACTTGCGGATAGGTAGGAGTATAAGCATCATTCTGCCAAGTACCTGCATTCTTGCCAGTACGCTTGGCAATCTTATCGGAAGGCATAATCAAGGAAATGCCACCATACGCCTTATGGTCTTGCCTACTAGAGTCAATGACTGCCACAGATGGATTGGCAAGACCACCCTGCTTGATAGCCTTCAACAGCTTCTCTTCTGATATATTGTGTACACCTACAAGAGTTTTTTCATCCTTCAACGAAAACTTTTCGCCATTTTCCTTGGTAGTTTCAGAAGAATTGTCTATCTTTGCAGCAGAACCTTCGGTTTGGGAGAGAGCGGTGTCACCTTCCAACGAAGTAGCGGCAGTGTCTGTCCTCTTGTCGCTTGCCGAAGTTTCCTTTTTAAATGCAGTCAACAACCAAGATTTTCTTTCTCCATCCCAAGTAAGACGAACACCAGCCTTATGGGTTTCACTTTCCAAGTTTACACGATTCTTACTGCTTGAAACTACACGCATATCATTCAGAATCTCCTGCAAATTATCAAGAACCTCAGGATGATACTTCACAAGTTTAGAAAGACCATAGCCGTCACTATGTCCAGTTCCTTCTTTTCCCCAAACCAAATCAATATCACCAATATCCTTGTGATGAAGAGCACCGACAGCTTCTCCACCACGAACCTTCTTCAAGAACTCGATTGCAGCCTTGGCATTGCCACGGAACTGATTGTATATATTTCCGAAAGCACCAACACCTACTGGCTTTATATCCTTCAACGAGAACTTAGGAGCATCAGCTATCTCCTGATTGATGCTGTTCACAACATCATCAGTAACAATATCGCCCTCCTGAATCTGCTGAGGTTCACGACCAGCCTTGCTTACCAAGTCTGCTTGCTCTGCTCTGGTCAAGATACGGTTCACCTTCATCGCACCAGTAATCACCCAAGGGTCAGTCTCAGGGTTCGGGTTGGTACGATACATATAATATCCATCAGTAGGCAGATGTTTCAAGCCAGCCAATGAATGCTGATACTTGCCCGATGGATTGATACCCTCTTGGCGAGCTTCCTCCTGATAATCTACATCAGCAGCATACTCCACCTCAGCGAAGACGAAGTTCTTAGGGAAAAGAGTTTTGTTGCCCTCAGCATCCTTGCGATTGAACTGGATAGCGTAAGGCACTACACCAAGATGCCAGCCTGGTCTATAGGCTAACTTACCGCTACCGCCTTGTGTTCCCTTGCCGCCCTGCTTAACCTGAGGTCTGCCAGTCTTGCTTTCTCCTGCAATAGGAGCCGCATCAGCATCGAGCCATACACCAACTGGAGTAGCTGCACCATCAGGGTTCGCTACCATAGGTGGATAAAGTTTGCCATCCTTTAGCACGAATACCTTGTAGCCGACACCCTTCTTCTTAGGTTCAGGCTTTTGACGGAGAGAGAATGAAACATCTTCGCCAGTCTCAGAGTTTGTCACCTCACCTTTGGCAGTCTTCACGTAGGCTTGTTCGATGGAGCGGATGATGTTCTTGGTCACATCGCTATACTCTGTACCAAAGAATGCCAACTTAATCTTCTGCAATATCTCATGGATAGTAGCGAGAAGAGGATGAGACATCTTCATAGCGAGAGTGTGAGCCAAGTTGAGGTCACGAATCATTTCACCTACCGAATCAGCAACAACCTCCTCAGCATAGTAATCTCTAGCACGTCCAGAGAATCCAGCATCGGAATATCTCTGCATGGTCTCATCTACCGCCTTGTCGAAGGCATCAGAGCCATAGGTATCAAGCACAAGCTGAGTCAACTCATTGTATGCAGCAGGGTTCAGGTTCTTGATTTGGTGGGTCATTTCGTGACCGAAGATAAACTGAGCACCTTCCGTGATAGAAGAGTCAAGAGTGATGAAGATTGTACGATGAACTTTGCCATCGGCATCCGTAGTCTCCTGAATCCAGCCGTTGCCCAACTTGTCTGAGTACTGCCATTGAATGTTAGCACCCATCATCTTAGCCAGTCTCTCGAAAGCCTTACGAGTATTCTGCCCAATGATATTGTCAACGACCTTCATATCATCCACCTTGTTCTTCTCTACGTCAGCAGCACGCTCGGCAGTTGTCTGCTGCTTGCCATTCTCCTTGGCAGAGAAAGGAAGGTCAGATTCATCACGCTCTGCGCCTAAAGGATTCTCATCAGTAGCATCCTCAGGAACGCTTATATTATCATTTATTTTGTCATTTGTCTTCTCATTATCCAAATCATTAGATTCATTAGACGATTCATTATCCAACTTCGCCTCTGACTTCGCCTTCAACTCAGCCTTTTCATCCGACTTCGCCTTCAACTCGGCCTCTGGCTCAGCCTCTGGATGCTCAGCATAGGCTGCATTCTCCTGAGCACGTTTCTGCTCTTCAAGTATGTTCTCTGCCTGAGCAATGCGAATATTTTCAACAAAATTCCTTGCTTCCGATGCCTTGAAACCGCTATTGAGTACACCGATAAGTGCGTTGCGAATATCCTGAGTGTCGAGTGATTCAAGGTTGGATGGACGATTCTCCCACAAGCTATGAACGAGCGCATCAATAGTAGTTCCCTTGCCATCAGCAGCGAGCAACTGAGTCTTGGCAAAGTCTTCTCTGCTCAATCCAGTCTCCTGCTTAACACCCTTGCTTGTCTCTGTACCCTCATAGTTGAGAGAGTGAGCACCGAGGTTGCTAGCCACATACTCCTCAGCAGTAAGCGGAGTTGTATCAGTAACGTCAATGCCAGTACTATCATACAGACGATGAAGGAGAGAACCGATAGTTTCTCTATAGAGTTGTGATACTGCCTCAGCATCATCCTTCACCGCACTCTTCAAGCGAGCGAACTTTCTTCTTGCCTTCTCAATGAGTTCCTTTCTGCCCTCAGCAGTATCTTCCACCTTGGCAAGTTGTCGCTCATTATAAGCATCACGGATAGCGATAGCAGAGTCATAAGCCGCCTGAGCATCAGCAATAGCCTTCTCCTTGGCATCCTTAGCAGCCTTCTGCTCCACAAAAGTCTTACCCTTCACGGTCATGTTGCTAGCCTTGTCGAGTGCCTTCTTTGCATCAGACACATATCCAGATACGATACTATCTGCATCCTCACCGAACTGAGTATCATACAACTCAGCAGTCTGTGCGGCTGTCAGTTTCGAGAAGTCAGGATTGCCATCCTCCAACATAGGAACGATGGTTCCATCTTCAAGAGTAATGGCAGGAGTCTGCTCAGTAGCAGGAGTATTCTCCTCGGCATTTGATTCCGATTGATTATTCTCCTCATTAACGATATTGGTATTCTCATCCAAAGGTGGAAGCTCACGATGGTTGTTGATATAATCAAATGATGCAGACCACTTTTTGCCATCCTTATCTTCAAGGATGATACTGCCCTGCTCATCAATACCGACAACTTTTGATAGAGTGTTTTCCTTTGGTCTTCCGAAACCATCGCCACTCATCCAGATTTCGCTACCTTTAGGCAAACCGAGATTTTCCAACTGAGAATCCTCATCAGATTCTTCTCCACTATTATCCTCTATCATTGAGGATTCAGGCATAGCTTGTTTGTATTCATCGAGCGACATAGAAGAGATTGTAGCCACATCTTCTTTGCTCACAGCATGAGGAACAATAGTACCATCACTTTTCAACTCAACTACCTTAGCCTTGGCACCAGCATCACGAATGAGGAACAATCTAGAATCAGGATATTTGGTATTACCATCCTTGTCGAGCACATCAACGAGCACCACGTTACCATTATCATTGAGAATCTGATTGAAGTCAAATGAAGGTTGAGTCTCTTCTGTCTCCTGAGTCTGCTGGGCAGCACGTTCCTTCTCCATCTGCTCACGCTCAGCCTTGGCAGCTTCCAGTCTCTTCTGGTCTTCCAAGTCTTTCATCTGCTGCAAGTCTGCAAGCGAATAAGGATTCTCCACCACGTTACCATCTATAGAGATAGCAGCAGTACCATCACCATAGTCAGCCAACACCTCATAGGTATGTTCAGTACCATCAGTATCAGTCACATTGAACTGGGAGCCAACTTCAACGGTTCCATCAATGATGCCAGCCACTTCCTTGATAGCATTCTCTTTAGCATCAGATACCGCCTGAGCCTTCACATCATCAGCAGGGAGTTCTTCACCCAGTTCAGCGAACATCAACGCATCAGCATGTTCTACGCTATTCGTTGTCGGGTCATAGTATAGAATCATATCATCGCTATTGCTTACATCAATGGAGCCATCTTCATGGGTAGCAACGTTACCACTAATAATGTACACACCATAGTCTTCCAAACCGCCTGATGCTTTGATAGTAGCATTACGGACAGAGCCACGACTCTGGTCTGTGTACATATCCACTCTCTGCTCTGCCTGATGAGCAGCAAGGTCAACCTTGTCTTGTGCATCATCAACCACACCTTGGTATCGGGCAGAAGACAACTGGTAGTCATAGATAGCTTGGTCAAGTTTATCATCCTGCCCAGTCAGGGATTCCAGTTCCTCATCACTCATGGCAGATAGCTGCTGCTCAGAGATACCCAATGCTGCTGCAAGAGTCTTCATCTGGTCTTCCTGCTGAATCTGAATATCATGCTTGTCTGCATCATCAGCATCATGCCCCTCAGAATAAGCATTGTCAATATCTGCCTGATGCTGCTCCTCAGGTGTTGTAGGCTCATTGGTAATCTCCTTGGCATTCATTTCAGCAGTCTTGGCAATATTGTAGCCACGCATCTTCATCAGGTTGACACCATAGTTAACAGCAGCATTAATCTGTTCCTTGGTCATGGTATCTCTCTGTCTGAGAATATCAGCCAGTACACCACCCATCTGCTCATTGGTTGCGTTGTCTATCTTATCCTTGATGTCTGCCCAGTTATCGCCCATAAGGTTCTGTGCATCACTATCAGCCACGTTCACCTTATTGCGGAATCGGTAGTACTGAGCACGATTGTAGATACCTTTTACTGGTCGGGAGCCAGCACCCATAGCATACATAGAACCGACAGAGATAGCCATACCACCGATGATGTCGAGTTGCTGCTTAGCATCAAGAAGGTCGCTCACCTTACCTTCACCATCCAGCAGGGCATGAAGAGGAATACCAATTTCCTCCTCCATAACTTCCTCAGCGAAACCATTGATACCGAACTTCTCCATCCACTTCTTGGAATTGGTGTACCATCCACTCTTGCCGATATTCTTGAAGAACTCAGCAGAAGCATTCATACCATGTTTCTCCATGAAGTTGACAGCACCCTTCTTGATACCATAGTTGTGACCGAAGAGTTTTTCAGTATAGTTCTCTACCATAGCAGAGGTCATACCCTTATAGAGAGCAGTACCAATAGACTCACCACCCTCATGCAGAAGATTTCCATTTTCATCGAAAGTGCCAAACTTATAATCACCCTTCTCATCCTGATACAGATTACCCAGATGTCGCTGCATGATGTCAGCACCAGTCTTCAATGCTTGTTCTGTTCCAGCCATCGCATACGAGCCGATAACATCGCCAGCCACGATACCAGTATTCTTCAAGATGGCAGCACCCATCTTGCCCATGCCACGTTTAGCAGCAAATTTCAAGGCTCCACGACTGATGCCCTTGGTAATACCACCATAACCGCCAGTCAGGAAGAAGTCAGCCATAAATGGGAGAGACTGCCCTGCAATCTTCGTCCAGCGATAGACGTTACCCATCTTCTCATCTTCGAGAGCCGTAGCAGCATCCGCACCAAGTTTACTCTTCAGGAGCATCTTATCAGAACCAGAGAGAGGAATGTTGTTATCCATCTTGGTCTTGATACGTTCCATCTGCCCCATGATAGCGAAGTAAGTCAGACCGAAATCCCATGTTTTTGCAGTAAATGCAGTATTGTCAAGAGCCTTCAAGGCATCCTCACCCCAGCTACTTGTAGGATATTGCTTCACCGCTTCAAGTGCACCAATCTGCTCAGTAACCAGAGAAAGAGAGGTTGCCAACTTATTTCTATAGTCACTCTGCTCAGCAGTTCTTCCGTTACCTGCACCGATACTAGCACCATAAGATAGCAAAGGATTTCCGTGTTGGCGATTATCCTCAGCGATAAGAGCTTCAATCTCCTTCTTTCGGGCATAGGCATCAGCCAGTTTCTTGTCAAACTGCTTTTGAGCACCCTCCTCAGTAAGGTAGGTTCCATTCTTGCCGATGTTCTCCTGCAAGTCATAGTTACCATTCTTGTCACGAACATCAAAGGCAGATGGTATCTCGCCAGTATCTACCGCTACCTGATAGGCATCGTTCTGCTTGTCAAGAATAGCTTGCATCTGCTCAGCTTCAGGAAGAGAATAAACATTCTCATTGTCTGAGGTAACGTATGCCCCAGCCTTGCCAGTCTCAGGATTGTAAGCGAAATCATCCTTCACCACATTGTTTGCATCACCACCATAAGGAGTCTGATGTGTGCCCAAGTTCACACGACCGAAATCCTTCTGCTGTTTCTGCTTGCGTTGTTTCAGTCTGTTGTATCTGCCAGCATTGTTCATTGTCTGCTGAGCACTAGCCGAGATAGCTGCTGCCCCAGCAGAGAAACGAGCACGGTCAGCAGCACTCATAGGAACACTACCGCCCTTCGCTCTAGATGAAGTCTTACTACGAGGTTCAAAGAGTGCAGAGTAGAAACGCTCATAGGTAGATGGGACATCAAAGTTCTGAGCCTTCAAGTTCTCATAGATAGCGTGTCTGTTATCCGCACCGCCCTTTCCGTCTCTTGTCAGAGCACTCTCAAACTTATTGTAATCATCAGGCACATCATAGTTCTGTGCTTTCAGATTCTTGTATAAAGTGTATAATGGTCTTTCTGCCATGATATATATATTTGTTTGTTACCAAATTCTTGTTACCATTTTACGCCAGTCTTCTTCTTGCCACCAGCCGAAGAACCGCCAGCTTTATGTGTTGTATGCTTGCCGCCACCAGATGATTTACCACCTCCAGCAGAACTACTTCTTCCTTTCAATCTATCCATGATGTATCTCACGTTAGTCTGAGTCACATTCTTGATTCTCAACTTTCTTTTAAGTTCATTTATCTTCTTCTGCCCCTCAGGAGTGTCCATCAGGTCGTAATACTCATACCAATAACCAGCAGTAGTTTGGTTACCGCCAGAAGATTTCTGAGCCTTATTAGAAATTCGTCCTTCTCGCAGTCTAGCAAGTGCATCCTGAGCAGCCCAATGGCTTATCTGACCATCAGCAAGCATCTTCTTAATCTTCAACTGATTATCCTTATACTCAGCATCATTGGTATATTTCAACTCACTAAGGTCAAGTCTTCTGTTTCCTTGGTCAATTCTCTGCTGCCCTTGGTCAGCCTTCACCTTGTTGATGTCGTTCTGCATATCGTGATACCTCATCTGCTCAGCGAGAGTCAGGTTATTCTTCCGAGCTTCCTCATCAAGAGCGAGTGCCCTCTGATACCCAGCCAGCCATGATGCCCGATTCTTCTCTCTCTGAGCATCCATATAAGCCTTGCGTTTATTCACCGCCTTAGTCATATCCGACTCAGGATTGTGTACCACCTTGGCACCATTGGTAGCAAAAAAAATATTGGCGAGCGCACGAAGACCATCACCAGTAGCAGCGATACGAGCCTTGGCACGCTCCTTCTTCTCTCTGTTCGCCCTCTGCTCAGCAGTCTCATTCAGTTCAGGATTCAGCATCTTATACATATCAGCATAAGATAGCTGCTTAGGCTGAGGTTTCGACTCCTCCTTCTTCACGATAGGGACAGATGGTTTATCCTCCTCATCATTAGGAGCACTCTGATTTACATCTACCCCATTGGCGATAGCTTGCTGAGTAGCGATAGTCTTCTCTCTAGCCGCCTTCATCGTAGGTGTCTCATTCTGAGGAGTAGCAGCATTCATCTGGTCAACCTTCTTGCCAGCCGCATCAAGTTGCTGCTGGGTGAAGACTGGAGCCTGAGTCTGTGCCACCTTCTGAGCGGCATACACCCCACTCTGCTGCTTATTGAGAACACTCTGTGTTGTCTTCAAGCCATTGTTGTTTCGTAACATATCTGATGCTTTCATAGGCTTATGCTTTAATCTTTTGAAGTTTAGCCCCAAGGCTATTCAAGTCACCCTCAGAAGGAAGAGCCGTAGCCTTAGCCTTCAAGCCAAGAACATCATTTGAGTCCTTAGCGATACCATTCAACTGCTCCTGAGTCACATTCATATTCGGAGCCTTCTTCGCACCACCAGCACCACTATCAATAGCTGTAGCGATATTGGCAGCAGTACCAGCCACACCTGCCACCGCATTGGCAGTATCAGCAGCCTTCTCAGCATCAATACTCATCTGCTGGTTCTGCAACTGATTCTTTCTGTTCATGTACTGCTGCTCGATATTATCCTTTCGGGCATCGTTGGCAGCTACAATCTGTGAGGTAGTATCAGCAAGAGTCTTGTTGTTCGCCTCCTTCACCGCAGTAGTGGAGTCTTCCGTACCACCCATCACCGCTTGTCTGCCCTTGGCAGCCTTGTTTCTGTTTTTGATTTGCTCCTGCATCTGAGTGAGCAATCGAACGGTATCGGCACGTTTGGTAGGGTCTTCATTATACTTTCTATCATACCATGCCTGATTTTCTCTCTGCTGCTGAGCAATCATCTGCTCCTGCTTTTTTCTCACCTTGCGGTTAGCTATACCGCCAGCAATACTGCTTGCAAGACCAAGCCCAGCACCTATTAATGCACCTATCATATATATGAAAATTAAAATTATTAATAATGGTACAAAGATACAGATACCATCCGATATTCGTATTTTATCCGTTTATTTAGGTAGGTAAGTTAACGGATAAAGTTTCCGTTTGCCGAATAATTACTATCTTTGCACCAAAATAGTTAAGTCAATGGCAGTAGATAGAAATACAAAAGGTCAGTTCGAGAAAGGTCGGGCAAAGACTGGAGGTAAGAAGAAAGGTTACGAGTCTCCTATCAACAAGGAGTTTCGTGAGTTGTGCGCCGACTTTTCTAGAGAGGCATGGGATGATTTCATGGAAGCTTGGCATAAGTGCGAGCCGAAGGATAAGGTAGCATCATTCATCAAGATACTAGAGTTCAACTGCCCTAAGCTACAGACCGTCACTCTTGACGATAAGCGTGAGGTTCACAATGCCCTCACCGAGAAGTTGAGACAGATGTCGGAAGAGGAAGGATAAAATGTAATTCATAAGAAGAACGTTTGTTTTTTTCATAGGTTTTTGGTTTATAGGTTTTAAGATTGTTAGGATAACGAAATAGGGAATGCGTGAGCACTCCCTATTCTTTTTTTATTCACTATCAGCGACCACCTCTCGCTCTTCTATCCCCAACCATATCCGTCTTGGAACCACGATTCACCGATGATGGCTTATACATAATTCCTGATTTCGTGTGGCTGGCATCCATACCCTTGCGTGAAGCTGCCCCATACTTTTTTATCATGGGCAGCGTTATGCCGAGCCAATTCCCTACGCTTAGCCTTCTGAGCAGGGGAAGACTCGAACCTAGTATCGTAGGCAGCCTTCCGTGCCCTAGCTGATGGGTGCGTTCTGTAGTATTCAGCAGATGAACTAGTCATTACTAATCTTCAATAGGAGAAGCAGAAGGAACTGCACAATTAGGGAAAGAATCCCAACCATCTTCGGTTATAACAACCTCCCAGTCCTCAGCAAAAACATCAGATGAAGAAGGAACCCAAGAATCTGCACGACCATTAGGATTGATAATCAACATCTGATTGGTATAATCAATGTGCGCATTCTCACGACTCAGCAGAATATCCTTAGCTGACTGAGGCAGCGACTGCATCGTAGGAATGATGCCGCCTTCAATATGAGAAGGAATCTGTTTGACTACAAACATGCCTTTGCCATTCCATCCCTTGCGCCTTACCGCAAGACCAGACTTCAATGCCTCAATAACATTACCAAAATCCATTCCGACAAGTTTACGATAAGCATCATCAAACACACTCTTAGGAGACCAAGACGTATATCCGTCCTTATACCCTACTAAGTAGCCATCTTCCTCAACGGTTGCTGGCTTAATTTCTCTACCTAGCACTTTCTGTGCTTCTGTCATAGTCATAGGCATTGCCATAACTACTTTTGTGCCAATATACATTGACATACGACTTGTTTTATCACACATAACTTAACAATTTAAATTAATTAATATATCTATCTCCAATAAAGTTCACGATGTTCCTTCTTCAACAAATCCCCAGTTCTACACCACCAGTCATTCGGACTCGCTTTAAGATACTCTTCAAACTCAGGGCAGTTCTCTTCGTGAGTAAGATGAGGATGAGAAGTAGGCTTGAACTGATGCACACACAGCAAGTCTGCATGATTGCCGCCATAAATGCTTGGCGGCATAACATCTTTCGCCTGATGCCACACCTTGTTGAGGTCAATGAGGTCTGCCCCATCCAGTTCTTTCAGGACATTATCAATCTTACCCAGCACACGATTCAGGACTTCTGCCCTATCCGTGCCACCCTTAGCAATTAACCACTTGGCATCACTCAGGGCACTTCTAATCAACATATCCAATTCCATAAGCCAAAATTTTAATTATTAACTTCGTTCAATATCTTAATCACTCTGCTATACATAGAGCCATCCCAATCATCCCCATTATGATGCAGATGGATATAGTCATACACCGCCCTATAGAAGGTATCGGAAGTATAGCGCAAGCCGTAGTCTTCCGTCTGAAACTCATCCTTGGCGGTCAACTCATCACACTCCAGATGCCGCTTATGAGCTTCCATCTTGCCATCTACCTTCAAGACCTCATACCCATACTCCTCCCCCTTATGAATAGGGCAAAGGTACAACTCACATAGATGCTGCTTGCGAGCAGTTCTGACCTGACAACTGATTGACTCTATCTTCATAAGCCTACAATAACAACCGTCTCCTTACGTAAAATAACCTTTGAACCGCTTTTCAAGGACTCATTCAACTTTTTGAGTTCCTTTACTTTCTCTTCTAATTCTGAATTGCGCTTACGTATAGCATCATACTCAGATAAATCTACATTTACAACTGCCATATTATATAATTTTTAGTTCGACATTTGCCTACTAATTACTTAATCATCCAAATATAATTATTTAAAATTTAAATGGATAGATTTTTGATTCCTTTGGATTCTAGGTTCCCCTTAACGCACACGTATGTGAACGCATCAGAAAACCTAAGATGTCATGGATGAGTTCCGTCAACCCCCATCATCTGGTCACTTGATAATTCTACATCAGTTAACCTAAGCAGCATAAGGAGTAGATTCCCCTCCGCTCGTCTTCTGCTATTAGTTCCTACGATTTGCCATGCGGTCTTCCTTGCAATTTATAGACTCGATGAATCGGAAGGTTTCTAGCCCATAGTCTTCCATCTTGTCTTGTCTCAAACTCAGGGGAATAAAAAAAGAACCCCCGAGTGTTGGTTACGGACAACGACTCAGAGGTTCATATCTTGTAGGCTTACGCCTTGAAAGGAGGACTACTTTGGTCTGTCAACCGTAACATTGACGATGCAAAGATAGAAGCTTTTTCTGAAACCACCAAATGTGAAAAAATATGTAATTCGTTAATCTGTAAGATATTCAGATTTTAGGTATACGCTTGATATGCAGTAGACATACAAATGATTGCAAAGTTAAAGTAGGTTAAAGTATATTGGGCATTCAAGTTTATTTTGTTACCTTTGTAGCGAGTAAAACAAGCGATTTAGTTTCTTTAACTCTTTTATGTTACTATTTTGTTACTCGATAAAAATAGACCATTTCTAATAGTATTGATTATCAATAGGTTACAATGTTCAAATAAGCATTCATAATGTTTTTGTATAATATGAAAAGGGGTGCTTGTGAAAGTACCCCTTTTATGTATAGGTTTACTACATGGCGATGCATTTTGTTCTATGTCACGACGCACAGACTTTTACATCGCCATGTAATTTCAAAGATATCGGGAGTTTTAAAAAAGCCTGTTACTATTTGATTTTAGCACCAAATGACTTTACAAACTTAATCTTCTTGCCTTTTGCGATGATTGGCTTCTTCCATTCACCACCCAAAATACGGATAACAGCC